CCCCTGCTCCATTGCGGCCCGCATAGGTTCGGCAGCCGCCTTCATTACCTTCAGCAACAAAGCCCGGCGCTTGTCTAGATTGTACATCTTTCGCAAGGCCGTGGGAAGCGGATCAGTGCGCTTAAATCCAACAAGTTTGAAGCGGATGACTTTCCTCCCTTGCCGCGCCATCAGTCAGCAGGGTTAGAGTCGTTGGTGTTGTCGCGACGCCGGGCGCGGATGCGCATACCTTCGCGCTTGCCAATAGGAAGGATGCTGTAGACATTGAATCGGCCACCGTTGTAGTAGATGACATCACTGAATTCAACGCCGCTCAGGTAGCGAGTCTTAAACTCAATCTTCATCTCACCCACGCGCTGGTCGTCGTCAGTAAACTCAGACGCACCGGCGGATGGCGTACCCATATGCAGGACCGAGCAACGGACGTCGGCATAGCGCACCGCCTCCGTTTGGATAAAGTCACCCCAAGTATTCACTTGAGTCGTGACCGAATAGATGCTGAACTTATCGTGGAGGTCGCCCGCCCGCATCAGTACTGCCTTACGCTTGCAACCAAGCGGTGAACGCCCTCCTTGACCTCAGTGGTGATACCACCGATGGCTTCGGCTTCGCGCATATTGTAGTAGTGGCCGATGAGCAACAGGGCAGCCTGGGTGTACTGCATCGGAAGGTTGACCCAATCGGTGCCGCAGGACATCGTCACGCGGAACATGGTGTCAACGTCACAGTCGACAAGCTCACACAACTCCGAGAAGTCAAACTGAGCCGGGTACTGATCGTACAAGGCCGTCTGCTCAAACAACGTGCCGTTGCTGATGGCGAAGTATGCGAAGCTACTATGGGCATGGCCGTCCTGTGCGCTCTGAGAACTGAACTCGGCCTGATACAAACCCACATCAAGGTCCTCAAAGGTGTTAGATATGGCCACTGGAGTGCTGTCCACAACAGACTCTACGAGCACATACTCCTTGCTTGTGAAGTTGTACTTGTATAAGCTCCAGGTGGCAGTAACAGAACCGTGAATGTCAACGGCAGCCAAAGTGGCATCGATTGCCGTGCTTGCGGTATCAACCTCAACCACTCGGTTGACCGCAGTGGCCCCGGTGAAGGTCACGTCAAGGTTGAGGTGGTGCCCGTGCAAGACATTGTCCGGAATGTCCGGATTGTAAATGGTGAAGGCACCGTCCTTCAGGTACTCAATCTTATCGATGGAGGTAATGTCCTGAAGCTTTTGAATGCGAAAAGGTGCCCTGAACTCGTAGTAGTCCAGGAGCACCTTCGCAGTAGATAGACCGAGAACTCGGTCGGACAAGTTTTGCAAGTAGTCTACCGCAGCGTTGCGATAGATGCGCAAAAGATCATCCTCAGTATTATCAATCGCACGAACGTGAGCCCGCATGGTAGCGGAGCTCACGAACGTGTCGTCACCTAGTGACGTTGTGCGATTGACCTCATAGAACATTAGGCTCCGTAGCCAGTGAATCCGTAACCACCAAACGCATCGGCATTAGAACCGCGATTGGTCATGTTCGTCAGGCACTTAAAGTCCCGATACACGTTGGCGATGATGCGGACGACCCCCTTGTCGGCATCGGTGTAAGGGTCCACAATCAAATTCAGGCCACCCCATCGGGCCTGGGCGGTCCGAGTGATGTCCATCATGTACAGTTCACCTGCCGTAACGGAGGAGCTAATCACCGAGCCGTAACCCAAAACCGTCTGACGGTCAGCGGGAGAGGAAGCGAAGAGCAGACCGGAACCGGCGTCGAGAGAGAGCTGACGGTTCTTGCGGTAAGCCGTCGGGTGAGCAAGGACCCGGAGGTTCTGCGTCTCCACGTTGTCTGCCATCATCTCCTCCTCCAAGTGCAACGCATTGCGGGTCTGCGCATTGAAGGCGGTGAGGGAGTTGGCAGCAGCGCGGTGCTCTGCAGCCGTCTGAATCTGCGTAGCAACGGTGGCGTTGAACGCGGCGTCAACAGCCTTCCGAATCTCGCCGGCCATAAACGCGCCCACGTCCTCGGTGGTCTGTGCCATAAGCTGCTCGGTGACCTGCACGTGAGCGGCGATGCGGTAAGGGCTCAACTTGACACCCTTGAAGCTGTTGTTGGATACTGAGAAGCTTTCTGCCTGATCCTGATCGGCCTGAGTGCCCGGAGGGTTCTTAGCAACTTGGAAGACAATGTCTCCGCTGACGCCCGTGATGGTCTGCGTACCGAGCTGGGTGGCAAGGTCGTTCGGGTGCAAGAATCCGGAGAAGCCCTTATCCGCGATACCCTTAATACCACCGAAGTTCACACCGTTCGGGGAAGCCCCCCCGGCGAGGTTGTCGTTGGTGGCAAGAGCGGCACGGCTTTCACAAAGGAAGCTCGGCACGTTGATACCGCCGGCAATGTTCACCTTCGAATCAGTAAACTCGGAGCGAGCCTCTTGGTTCATCTCTGCTTCAAGGCCAGAGAGTTTGCCTTGGGCCGCTTCACGCAGGGCCTTGGCGAAGCTGTAACGCTGTTGGACGTTAGCTTGGTTGTCGCCCCGGCTTTGTACGATTGCCGGAGCATTCTTTTCGTTGTCCATGGTATTGGAATTTGAATTATTAGAATTGCGAGCCTCCGGCTCAGGGATACTTGTTGTCAGTGCATAAGGATGCGGGAGGATTTCAGGATCGACGAGGTAGTCGACGCGAGCCTCTTCCTCTTCTTCTTCCTCCTCTTCCTCCTCCATCATCTTCTCCTCTTTCTCTTCCTCCTCGTCTTCAGACTTTTCTTCTTTCTCTTCGTCCTCGTCCTTGGCGCCATACGCCTTTTCTTCCTTCTCCTCTTCCTCCTCTTCGGCGCGAATCTCCTCCTCCTCAATCAGTGCTACATCCTGATTGGCGAGAGCAGTCTCCATGCTGCGAAGGCCGACTTCAGTGGTCGGATAGGCACCCTGAGTTGTTGGAGAAACGTCGAACAAAAGATCTACTTCTTTAATGGTGCGCAAATTAAGACCGTCGTCGCGGCGTTCCCACTCGTCATCACGCACGGTGAACCCGAAGGAACTAGTGCTGACATTTCCCATGCGGATATTCTCTACGAGGTCTTTTGCGTAGGATTGGTTTCCAATCTCGAAACGATACTTGAGCCCACGCTCATCGACACTAATCTCCAAGCCGCGCCCTACCCGGGCCAACGGCTGATTGATGTCGTGGTTGAACAGTGCAACAGTGTTGTCCATCCGGGCACCCTCAAAGGCACCAGGAGCAACACGTTCGGCAAACTGCCCTCCGATGACCGTCTCATCGTTAAATACGGCAGCATAGCCCTCAATAACAGGATTCTTATCGGAGCCCTCGCGGACTTCGACAGAACCTGTCAGTGTACGGATTTCTTTCTTATCCATTTTACTTAGAACTTAAAGGGTGTGCGGACGGAAGCAAATCCTGGTCATGCTTGCCGCTACGGAATTTTTCGTTTCTCAGGCAGTAAAGCAGAGAGTTTACCCGGGCATAGGCCCACTGCTCAGGAGACTTAACGCTAGGCCGGACAGACCCAGGGTTGGTCTTGTAGGCACCCACTCCACGGCGAAAGCACTCTGCCAACATTGAGTACGTGGCTTTGTGCTTAGGGTCCTTTTCGTTGTGATCCTTGACCTTCTTCTCCAAGCCCTTCTTCACCTCACCGGTGATTTCTGCTTTACGACCTTCCACCTTACTGATGACACCACTGCACCAGCTCTTCATAGAGCTACCGCCCCAAGCGGCATACATGACGCTACCGCAAATCTCCTTGCCGTCCTTGTCAAAGAAGGCTCCGGTGTTGTAGGTGGCGCTACGGCTAAGAAAGCTGAAGGTCCTTTTTATAGTTGACAATGAAAGCTTTTCGCCGGACGCGATTTGATTAGCACGCTGCCAGCCCACATTCGTTCCACAAGAAGAACCGTTCTTCTCCTTGTGACGAAGAGCCTTGCGAGCAGCGCCCTTGGCCGAAGCCGGATATCCTCCGTAGCTTTCAGCCATCAGTCCTTCCAGGTAATAGTCGCCGTATCCGGGTCAATGGCGGCAGAAGAACTATATGCGTATCCAAAGACGTAGATGCGCTTACCAACACGCAGACGGAAGTCGTCTCCATAACTTGACCCGGTCACGCGGGAATTATCGTAGACCTGCTGAAGCTCGGCAAGGACATGAGCCCCATCAAAGCCGGCTTGCGGCTCTTGAATGATAGCCATAGCGATGTTGGGGAATAGAGCAAGCAGAGACGCATACGCTAGGGCTCCATACGTCAAGCCGTTGGCGGATGAGGCCGTCTGGCTAGAGGGCCACTGATAGAACATAAGGTAATTCTTGCCACCGAAATCGGGAGTTCCGGCAAAGCTTGCGTCAATGGTTGTCGCGTCATTGGCAGCCGTCGGGTTGTCATTCTCCCGCACGTTCTTAATGAAGTATCCAATCCTAGCCATCGATCTTATTATTATTAGTGACAGATGACGCAAAATCGTCCATCTTGTCCAAAGGTATCATGTTCACTTGGAGGTGGTGTGCATCGCCTCCCTCAACAGGCCCGTACCCCTCCTTTTCCCTAATCTCATTGATTGAGAAAACGCCGTCCTGGAGCATGGAATGGTAATACTTAGCACGGGTTTCCGTGTCACCACGGAGCAGGGTGGACACATCGAAGTAGCACCCCATATTCTTTTCCTTACTCAGCAGCTTCCGCTCAATCTCCAACTCAATACGGCGGACCCACGGGAGGATACACCCCTGCTGGAACTGAAGCACCTGCTGCTCGTAGTTGCTATAAGCCGTGTTGCCCTCCAAACCAATCATAGCTGGCGGGACTCCGTACACCCGGGCAATCTCCTCGGTCGTGTACTTGCGCATCTCCAAGAACTGCAACTGCTCAAGCGGAACCGTAAGCGGTTGGTATTGGAATCCGCCCCCGAGGATAGCCATCTTATGGGCATTGGCGATGCCGGAGTACTCCCGCTCCCACATATCCTTGGCCTCCTGCATCTGCTCCACACTCAGGTGCTCCTTGGTGGAGAGGATGCCTCCCATCATTCCTCCGTTCTGGAAGAACTTAGAGCCAAAGTCTTGAACGGCCTTGGCAGTGGTAAAGTTTTGTAGTTGCTGTTGCGTAGGATTAACGCCACGGAAAGCCTTGATCTCCAACACGTCCGACGACGGGATCGGCCCAGGGCTATTCTCATAGCTATAGAAACGCTCACCGGTAAGGGGGTCGTCCTCATAGAAGACCCGGCTAGACGGGAGGTAATAGATTTCGCCTTGTTGGCGGTGGATGAATGCATATCCTGTTCCGTAAAGCAGCGCGTCACTGACAAGCATCTGCCAGAACTCATACGCTCCGATGAATGGGTTCGGCTCCTTCGCAATCATGCGATACGCCGGGTGGTCGTGGCGCATAACCCGGGCGCCATGTGTATCGCCCTCGTATTGGACGATGTGTGCCTCTAGGCTAGCGATGGTGTCAGCAATCTTGCTAGTGCAAGCATAGACCGCGCTGATTTCTAAAGCCCCACTGCCACCACTAAATCCGTCTCCAAAGAGCCGAATGTAGTTCTGCCCCCGGGCCAGCATATAGTCCGCATAAGTCTGCCTCTTTTCAGGGAATAGCGCCCGAAGCGCCCTGCTAAAAATACTTGGCTTGCTCTCTGATGCCATGACCGCAAAAGTCTGCGGTGCTCTGTGAGATTATAAGTCCACGACAGCCATGAAAAAACTGAATCCATCCTCCTGGTCAAATGTGAGTGCCTCTCCGATGGACATGATGGCCGCCACTACGCCGTCAATCTTGTCTCCGGACTTGCCTTTGTCAGGCTTAATATTGCCACTCGGGTCCGTGCGCAAAACCACGTTGCCCATCATCCAACGCAGCACAGGATCGCCGCCGTGGTGGAGGTTGTTGGTCCATATCGCCTTGGCGTACTCCTTCGATGGGAAGCTCATGGAGGCAAAGCCCTGTCCATACGGGTCGCAAGTCACCCCATCACCCTCTAAATCACGGATGAGGTTCAGACTATTCCACCTGTCGTAAGCCACGCCCATGATGCGATACTTTTCACTTAGGTTGTCGCTGTCATACTCAACCTTACCGTCAACCACATAATGACCACTTATAAGTCTACGTATGGTGTTGTAATCCGTTACATTGCCAGGGGTAATGGTTACGTTATCCAAGTCCCCCAAATCACTGTAAATGGAGTTTTCGTCCTTTGCTAACCTCCGTTTGATAGACATCTCCGGCAGGAAGTAGTGCATCCGAATGCCCCACCCATTCTCAGCATCGCCGGTGCAAATAGCAAGGGCGGTCATGTCGTCAGTGGAGGCAAGGTCTAGGCCCATATACGCTTTGGGCTTTCCGGTGGACCGATCTATTTCAGCAAATGCATCAGGAGATTGGCAGTTTTCCTCACTCATAAAGGTGTCATCCTCCACCCAAACCTCTTCACTGCCCACAAATACGTTCAAATGCTTGACCATGAACTCCGTGATGTTCCGGCCACCATACATCTTCGCATTGGCGAACTGTGTCTGAAGATGGGTCTCGCTGACGCTCACTCCAATGTTTGGGTTAGACTTTGCCCAGGCGCTTTCGTCGTCCCACTCATCTTCAGGATCTATCTCATATGGCAATATCAGCAGCCTATCATTGGCTTTGGAGCCATCTAACACCTGCTTACCCGCCGCAATGAACTGTGCGCACGGTCCGTCAGGAACAAATCCAGCAGTGGTGATGGCGAGCATCAGGGGGCTCTTCCGGCTACCCATAGACGAAGCAAGCACTCGATATAGGTCCCCGTTTTTCATAGCGTGGAATTCATCCACTACCGCTAGATTCAGGTTCAGACCATCCAATGTGTTGGCATCGGAGCTCAATGGGCGGATTGTACCCTCCTTTGGGCACAAAACCTCACCCCTCCGCACCGTAAATCGCTTGCTCAGGATAGGGCTCGTCTTTACACATCGACAGACCTCATCGAACACCTCGCGGGCCTGGTCGCGCTTGGTAGCTGCGGTAACCAACTGCGGAGCGCCATCTCCGTCCAAGGTTGCCATGGCTAGTGCAATGGAAGCGGCAAGCTGGGATTTGCCGTTTTTACGCGCCACAAACAGGTGAGCGGAAGTAAATCGACGCCTTTCAGGGTCTGTGCGGTCCACCCAACCGAACATCTGCCCAATGAAGAAACACTGCCAGGGTTCAAGCAGCATTGGCTTCCCGGCTAGCTCACCGCGAGTATGAAGGCAGACTCGCTCAATGAAATTGATGTATCGGGCCGCCCGTTCAAAGTCAAAGGTCCACTCCCAATCGTCGCGTTCTAGGTCCGCAAGAAGCCTCTGACACGCCTTTTTGATGTAGTCTCCGGCTACAATCTGCCCCCCAAGTACGCCCTCGACATAATCCCATATTCTGTCAAGCGCGGAAATGTCCACGCCCTTGCCCATCACATCAGGTCATCAATCGCGTCACCCTCCTGACTCTTGTCCACTGCTAGGCCCCCATTGACCGCAGCACCTAGGATGCGGGTTCGGTCCATTGGGGACAGTCCAAGCTTCGCAGATAGCTTCATTACCTGATCCTGGGCCTTGGATAGGGCGGTGAAAGCGCCGCTGACGTTGCTAGTGCCGTTGGGATAGACCTGAATCATGTCATCAATGCCATGCACCTGCCGGGCCGCCGCAATGTACAGGGCAAGACTCTTCGCGAGCATTGTGACCGTGATTACGTCCACCGATTCAATAAGCCCCCGTTCGTCTAGGTACTCAATGACCATAGTAAACAGGCGGTCCCCATCAGTATCTAGGTTGAAAATTGGGGTCAGGGCCGCTGACTGCCCATCATCCGTAGTTTGTGGGGCATCCGGCTCCGTCGCAGTGCGAGCCGCTTCCCGCATTTTAGCTAGAATATCTGATTTGGTGTTGTCGGTCATGCAGGGCTGTATTCAAAGGTCGCACTCAGAGTGGCCCGGTGGATAAGGTCTACGTCCACAAAGTACGACTCGTCAAACAACCTGATAGCGTAGTTGCTAGAGGTGTATGCCAGGACCGCTGCCTTCACCGCTTCGTGGATTGTGGCCGCACTCTGTGCTGAATCCGAGTAGGTTAGGAAGTCTACCCGGTAAGTGGTAATAGCCTGAGCGTTTTGGGCCGTCGGCTGATACTCCACTGTGCCCAAGTTCAGCACGATGCCGGGCAACTGATCACCCTGTGGCCTTTGGCTGAAACTGATTTTGTTTCGGGGCACTAGTGCGGTGACGTTCGAGTTGTCGGATAGGATGCTCCGTGCTTCGGGGATGAGAGTCGTGAGGCTCATTGCGTAAAGAGTTTCAATTTAAGGTATTTGGCCCACTCCTCCTTCGTTTCAAAGTAAACACCCTTGGCGGCATAACTAGCCCGGCGAGAGTTGCAGCTACGGCAGCTGCCCACAAGGTTGTCCTGATCGAAGAACTCTGAGCGTGACTGCAAAGATGAGGATGACTGGATGTGGTCGGCATCAGTTGACTCGGTGAGTAGGCCAACGGCTTCGCACCAATAGCACACTGGGTAACGCTGGAGAACTGCACGCCTGGTCGATTCCCACTCAGCCGTCTTGTACAGTGGGTTGGATTGGGATACAGAGGCGTTGCTGAAAGAGGGCTTGGATCGACCTCTCTTCTTAGCCATCCACGGCTTGGGTTTGGACTTGCGACGTATGTACATGGGAGACCGGGAGACTAGGAGACTTAGGAATCGGAAACTTTTCTCGGCAATATAAGAACGCCTGGTTATCAGGCTTTTACGTCATAGCCCACTCACATTCTTTTTTTCAATCTCCATGTCTCCATGTCTCCCAACT